AACAGGCGTTACAACAGCCACTCTCACGAGCTGGAAGCAAGGGAAATACACTCCTAAGAGGGAAAAGCTTCAAAAGATAGCTGATTACTTTGGGGTTAGCGTTGAATACTTTACAGGCGAAGAACCAATCGAAGAAACCTCCAATAAAGGCTACTACATTGATGAAGAGACAGCTCGTACAGCACAGGAAATCTACAACAACGACAAGATTCTCTTTGATGTATACAACACCGTTGATAAAGAAAGACTGGTTGATTTTGCCAAGAAGCTCGCTGAATTGCGTAAAATTGAGGAAGGTGAGGAATGATTGTACTACAAAGGATATTATATAAACGTGGTAATGCTAGATAAGTCATATGGCATTCCAGGATGCGTCAAACACAACGCTGATGATTCTTATACAATATTCATAGATGCATCATTGAACTACGAAAAACAGCATGAAGTGTTCTTGCATGAAATGAGACATATTCTCGGAAATGATTTTGATGAAGAAGATGTTCAGAAAATAGAAATGAGAAATCATATGAACAACTATCTTGAAATAGCATGTGAATTATTTCCAGATTTAAACAAACTGCGAATTGCAAAAGCTATATAGCGTACAAGAGGTTTTATCTATGATTACATCATTTATAATTATGGGACTTGTAGTTCTAGCATTTCCTCCTGCCATAATTATTTTCATTATTTACAAAATATGCGATTTTATATCCGATGTTAACCGCTTGAATAAAGAGAAGAAAAGACGATTAATTGAACAAGAGGAAACAAAGAAAAGTGCCAAGCAAATGGCTGAGCAAAAACAAATTTTGCGTGAAAAGAAAATTAGCGAAAGAAAAAAGTGGGAAGAAATTGAACGTAATGCTTTGAAAAGAAATGCAGAATTGCGTGAGCAAGATGAGCAAGATAACTATGAGCAATATAAAGAACTATCTAAATGGTGATTTTATTGTAAAAAATTGAGGAGGAAATTATGAAAAAGAAATTTGTTGTAGCACTGTTAGCGTGCATATTATCCATTTCAACCGTTGCGTGTGGAAATACTTCTCAAAAGAAAGAATCCAGCACCAAGCAAACAGCGCAATCCAGTTCAAAAAAGAAATCAGGCAAAAAAGACGTTGCCAATGCTAAGAAAGATGCATCTTCCGATGATGATGAAAATTTGTCACAGGAAGAATGGGTTAAAAAACATGGAAATGATAATATCGAAGATGGATATGATAAAGTAGAAAAAATTGATATAACTTCTAATACAACAAGCTTTAAATATACCGGAAGTAAGGTTGTAGACGATACAGATTCTTCTGGAAAGAAAATATTATTAGTGTATTTTGATTTTACGAATATCAATGATCGTGACTGCACATTTTTAGACCATTATTCATTTGTTGCATATCAAAACGGGATTCAACTTGAAAAGACAGACTGGGCGTCTGCTATAGATGATGATGAATCATATAACAATTACTACAAAGAAGTTCTTTCTGGCGCAACTATAAATGTTGGAATTCCATTTGAATTACAAGATGACACATCACCAGTTAAATTCCGCGCTGATAATTCTGATGATGTAGATATTGATAACGACAATGTTACTCAGTTAATCGCTCAACAGCAAGAAATAAATTTACAATAAATAAAAAATCCCGGTGTGTATCACGGCACCGGGATTCTGACATCACCTTATGGGGGATAATGTCAAGATGTTTCAATGAAAGTATATCATCCCTCGTACAGTTACGCAAGCGGAACGTTTGTTCCTTGCTGGCTGTTATTTTTATACTTAATTTTAAGGAGGATGAATAAAATGACAAATCAAAAAGAAAAAATAGTAGCATTATACGTCCGTGTATCTACCGGTTATCAAGTAGACAAGGACTCTCTCCCATTCCAGAAGAAAGAACTGAAAGCATATTGCGAGCACGTGCTGCACGTTGATAAAAAGCGGATTGAGGTATTTGAGGATGCGGGTAAATCTGGTAAGAACACCAAACGTCCGGCATTTGAGCGAATGATGGAGAAAGTAAAAGCAGGGGAAGTGTCTCATGTTGTGGTTTACAAAATCGACCGTATCACCAGAAACCTTGTGGACTTCTCTCTCATGTATGATGATTTCAAATACAACAATGTTACGTTCATATCTCTGAACGAGCAATTTGACACCTCTAGTGCCATCGGAGAAGCTATCCTTAAGATTATACTTGTGTTCGCCGAATTAGAGCGCAAATTGGCATCTGAGCGTGTCACAGACGTAATGATAGGTAGGGCACAGAGCGGGCAATGGAATGGTGCAAGGGTTCCCTACGGATGGGACTGGGACGCAGAAAACAAATGCCCTGTACATTCCAAGAAAGAAGCACCTTATGCTAAAGCCATGTACCAGATGTATCTGGACGGTGGTTCTTCTGTAACCATACGGGATTATAACAACTCTCATAATATTCCTACTAAGCGTGGTGGTGAATGGACATCTAAGACTGTTGCTGATTTTCTGCGGAATCCGATCAATAAAGGGGACTATCGCTACAACTACAGGGAAAGTGCCAGGGGGAAAAGAAAAGCTGATGAAGAAGTTATCTATATGGAGGGCGTATTTCCACCATTGATAGACCCGGATATATGGAATGAAGTAAATAGACGCATGGATGCAAATCATACACGAAAGAATACATCTGCCATGCATCCGATTAGAAAGAACTGTAATGTATTTGCCGGACTGATCGTGTGTGGCAAGTGTGGGTCAAACTATCAAGTTACTGCCAAGGATAGGCGTAGAGGAAATGGATTCAGACCATCCTCTTATGCTTGTACCGGAAAGTACCAGAAAAAACATTGCGGTAACTTGAATGTCAGCGATGTAAAGATTGGTCCGTTCATGATAAATTATATAGCAGCTATGGTAGACATATCCCAAAAGCGGAAAAAGCTAAAAGACAAAAAAGAATTAGAGCAGCTTATCCTCTCTCATATGCAGTTTACGGATTTAGCTGGAATA